ATCCAAATGCATTAGCACAAGGTATGCAAGGTATGATGGGAGATCAGTAAAATGGTAGAGCAAGTCGTAATAAATAAAGAAACACCAGCAGATCCGGCAACACAGGAAACTGCTGCTGAAACAACTACTGAAGAAGTAGTAGCTGAAGAGCAGCCAAGTGAGGCTGGTGAAAAGATCCTGGGTAAATTTGAAACACAAGAGGATCTAGAAAAAGCATACAAAGAATTAGAATCTAAAGTTGGCCAGGCCAAAGAAGAGCCTAAACAAGATCAAGGTTTAGAGATCGAGCAAACTGCAGAAAAAGTAGTTGAGGCTGCTGGATTAGATATGGCTGCATTAGAAAAAGAATTTGCTGATAATGGAGAACTTGGAGAAGATTCATTAAAGAAATTAGAAGAACAGGGCATATCAAAAGATATAGTTAATAATTATATTGATGGCCAACGAGCAGTAGCACAACAGATCGAATCTGAAATTAAAGGCATTGCTGGTGGTAATGAAGGATATGCTGAGATGATAGCCTGGGCTAAAGATAATTTATCATCTGAAGAAAAAGATGCATATAACAGAGTTGTTAATGGAAGAGATCTTGATGCAACTAAAATGGCGGTTCAAGGATTACAAGCTCGAATGAGTAATAGTGCAGAACCTAATCTAGTTAGAGGTAAACAATCTTCTACTACAGATAAATACGAATCTATGGCACAGGTAACTGCTGCTATGTCTGATCCTAGATATGAAAAGGATCCAGCATATAGACAAGAAGTCGAACAGAAGATCGCAAGATCTGATGTTTACTAATTATTACATTCCATCTTATTGGAAGTAGTAAGACCGGACAATAAACTAAAAGGAAATAACTTGATCTTCTGCGGAAGGCAATCTTGCTGAAATAATTTTAGATAAAGTCGGTTGATTAATTTTAACCATTTTATTTAGGAGATAAAATAATGGCAAATGCAACACCAGCTAGTATCGGTAGAGTGAATGCAGCCGGATCAGAAGATGCTTTGTTTCTCAAAGTATTTGCCGGTGAAACTATCACTGCTTTTGAACGATCTAGTGTAACTGATGGCCAGGAAATGGTCAGATCTATATCATCAGGTAAATCAGCTACCTTCCCAGTAATGGGTAGGACTACTGCTGCTTACCATACACCTGGTGCAGAGATCACAGGATCAGATGTAAACCACAATGAGAAAGTTATTACAATTAACGATCTATTAGTTTCATCTGCTTTCTTATCAAATATTGAAGAGGCTAAAAATCACTGGGATGTGAGATCTGCTTATTCAACAGAAATTGGAAGAGCCTTGGCTTTCCAAAAAGATAAACATGTACTACAAACAATCGGCCAAGCATCATTAGCATCAACTAATGTTACTGGCGGAGATGCTGGTACAACAATTACAAACACCGGAATCGCTAATGCAACTGCAGCTACTGCAGCTAATGCAATGATTGATTCTTTATTTGATGCAGCTAGTGCATTAGATTCTCACTATGTACCTAAAGAAGGCCGAGTTGCTTTCATTAGGCTTGAAGAGTATTACAAACTAGCTAATGCAACAAATGCGGTTAATGTAGACTTCACACAAGGTAGTAATGGTGGAGTTGATACTGGTAAGGTAATGTCCATTGCTGGTATTAAACTTATACCTACACCTCACTTTGTCGCATCTAATGTGAACAGTGGTGTGGATCAAGGATCTGCTACACAAGGTGGATCTAACCCACAAGCGGTTGATCTATCAAACTATGTTTGTTTAGTATCTCATCCTTCAGCAGTTGGAACTGTAAAACTTATGGATCTAGCAGTTGAATCTGATTACGATATTCGCAGACAAGGTACTTTAATGGTTGCTAAATATGCTATGGGACATGGTGTATTAAGACCGGAAAGTGCAGTAGGCATTAAAGAGGCTTAATCACCTCTTAACCCACGATAGTAGCCAGTAGTTACTCCCTGGCTACTATCATCTTTAATCCAAGGAAATCTATGACAACACAAATTACACTTACATCAGAATTACAAGCTATCAATACAATGTTATCTATTATCGGTGAGGCACCGGTATCTAGTATTACAGAAAATATTGGTGCAGATGTATCCATTGCTAAACAGATCTTAGATGAATCTGCAGTAGACATTCAATCTAAAGGCTGGAACTTCAATACTGAACTTAGTTATCCATTACCATTAAACTCAGATAGTAAAGTACCTGTACCAACAAACTGTGTTTGGCTTACAACTAGGCCTGGTGATAATACAAGTAAAGTAGTTATAAGAAATGGATTTTTATACGATAAAGAAAATAGAACATACATATTTGCAGATACACAAAAAGTAGACATGATTATTCTTCTACCATTTGAAGAGTTACCACAGTTTGCTAGAAGATATATTACCACTACTGCTGGTAGAAGATTCCAGGCCAGGTATCTTGGATCAAAAGAACTTGCTGGATTTACTGCACAAGATGAAGGAGATGCATTAGCAAATTGTGAACAGTTAGATGCATCAAACGAAAAACAAAATATATTAAGCACTGGATCACCAAATAGAATTATATTTAGAAATGGAACTAGAAGGAATTATTAATGTCAGTAGTATCTTCATCAATTCCTAATCTGATCAATGGAATATCTGAACAGAATCCAACACAAAGAAATCTCAATCAAGCAGAGGCACAAGTCAATGCTCAATCATCAATCGTAAAAGGTTTACAAAAAAGGCCACCATTAGAGTGGGTAGGAAATCTTTTATCCTCACAAGTATATTCTACTAACACCGCTATCCATCCTTATGTCAGGGATGATTCAAACAAATTTTTTATAACTGCTTATAATGGCGGCATAAAAGTTTTTGATATTAATTCAAATGAAAAAACTGTAACTATAAATAGCGGTCAAAGTTATCTTACATCTACAGATCCTAAAAATAATTTTAAATTTGTAAGTGTAGCTGATACAACTTTTGTACTTAACACAACTGTAACTCCGGCTATGTCCGCTACAACTACTGCGGCCAAAGTTGAAGAGGCATTAGTTTATGTTAAACAATCTAACTATGGTAGAACTTATAGCATCACATTAACTCATCCTAATATGAATAGCGGAAATCCTTTAACAAGTACCTTCGCTATGCCTAATGGTGATGATGTAGCAACACAGGGATTTCTAAGAGATACTGCAAAAATAGCAAATGTTTTAATTACTGGATCAGGCGGATCTCCAGGTACATCTTCCGGAACTGCACTAAACAATGCAGCTATCTCAAATTATTTTACGATCACACAATACAATTCAGTGATCCATATTAAACCTACAGATAACAATGCTAACTTTACCATTACTACATCTGATGGTGCTGGTGATTCTGCTATGTATGTAGTCAAAGATACAATCAATGATTTTACAGATCTTCCTTACTATGCACCTATTGGAATGATCATCAAGATCACAGGTGATGAAGGCCAAATAACTACTGATTATTATGTAAAATTTCAAGGTACCGGTACATGGTTAGAATGTGCGGCACCTGGAATTAAAACAACTATAGATCCAACTACAATGCCGCATAAGTTAGTTAGGCAAACTAATAACACATTTACATTTGAACAATGTTCCTGGGATCTAAGAGTTTGTGGAGATGATGATACAAATCCGGAACCTTCATTTATAGGATTTAATATTAATAATATTACATTTCATAAAAATAGATTATGTGTATTAGCTGATGAAAATATAATAATGAGTGGTGCTGGTAGTTATTTTAATTTCTTTAGTCAAACAGTTGCAGCAGTCTTAGATACAGATACGATAGATCTTGCAGCTACATCAAATGAAGTATCAGTATTAAAACATGCAATACCATTTAATGAAGAGTTAATATTATTTAGTGATCTAGCACAATTCAAAGTTGATAGCGGCACTAACTCATTATCACCGGCTGATGCAGCTATAACATTAACTACAAGATTTGAAAATAAACCTAGTGTCACACCGGTAGGTGCTGGTAACTATTTATATTTTGCACAATCCAGGGGAGATAAGATCTCACTAAGAGAATATTATGTCCAGCCGGATACAACTAATTATGATTCTATAGATGTTACTGTGGGAGTACCTAGCCTGATTAGTAGTAATTGTTATTCAGTTATAAGTAATACTATTGAAAATACACTACTAGCATTTGTAGATGATGGTACTGATACTAACAATGCACCATACAGTGCTAGTTCAAATGTTAATCCAACACTTGCTAACAGAGTATACATTTATAAATACTTTTGGAATGGTAATGAAAAAGTACAGTCGGCCTGGTCATATTGGGAGTTTCCAAATGTTCAGATCATAGGTGCATTTTCAAATGAATCTAATGTCTACATTATTGCTAATGAAAGACAACAAGCAAATTTATATAAAATAGATCTTAGAAATCTAGAAGATACTGCATTAAATATGAATATCTATTTAGATCAAAGAGTTAAACTTAATGGCTCATATGATTCAGGCACAGGACTTACAACATTTACAATGCCTTATGCAGTTAAAACAGGATTACAGTGTGTTAATGCTACTTCAGGATCTGATGTCAGTATTAATTCACAATCAGGAACTACAGTTACTCTCCAAGGTAATATAGCTAGTGCATACTTTGGATTTGAATTTACAAGTCT